GCCAGTTGATAGTGGTCTTACTAGTCCATTGTCTGTAACATTAAAAATAAATGGTTCAATATCATATCGATTTAAATCTGTTTCAAAAAAAGCATGCCATAAAATTAATCTTTTAAGTTCTTCATTGTAACTTAAGTGCATTACGGGGCCATTTGTATTTAAGCCAGTTATACCAGTTCTTCTGGTTTCTGTTGAAAAATCTCCTCTATACATATTTTCCCAACTAAAACCATTATCTGTTGATCTATATATATTAATCCATTTTCTAGGATTGTTTTCTCTTACGGCAGCCCACAAAGTTCCATCATCCTGAACTATTAAATTTTTTGTTACTGCATTGTGTAATATTAGTCCTCTTGAATTCCAGGAGTTTTCTACAATTCCAGAATTTGTGTAAATTAAACTAATCATTATATTTTCTCCACATTAATTAGAAATGTTCCATTGCCCAAATCATCTAATGCGTTTACGTCTAATTTAACATAAATAATTGAACTTATTTGATTTGGCGGCAATTGTTCTATTATAACAGATGATTCATAAGTTATATTGTCTATTGAAAGTTGCACTGCGTTTTCAACAATACTTTCTTTTGATGTTATTGTAATATTAAAATCAGTTGGATTGTCTTCTTGATTTCCAATTCTAAATAATAACTTTTTTGTTTGATTAAATAGTAATCCACCAAAATCTAAAGATTCAAGCGTTTCAGCGTCGTTTGCAGAAAGCGCCGTATCCTGAGCCGAAATAAATTTAAAGAAAACATCTCCAACTCTGACCCTGTTTTGTTTTCCTGCAATAACAGTATCTGTTGTTTGCTGATATATAATTCTACTTCCAGTATTTGCAAGCGAAGGATTAATTCCTTCAATTACAGTATCTGTAAGTGTTGTAACAATTGTAACCGCAGCGCCAGTGCCAATAGCTACGCCAAGAGATTTTATTTCAATATCTGATGACTCAGCAAATACTACAGTTCCAACATTGGAAGTTGTTTGATCTACTGTTATGTCTGTAACTGTTGGTTCAATTTGTACGTCGTTAATTCCAGATCCAGCAAGATAATGATCATTTGCATCTTGTTGAGTGAGATTTATGCTGTAAATTGCAAGTTCATCCATTAAAAGAGAATAATTAAATGGTTTTGCAACCTGATCTCCAGAATCTTGGCCATAAGCTCCTATCATGCGCTTATTGCCATACCAAACATTATAAAGCAGGAACGTACTAAGAGATAAAACTACTGGAGTTTCTTCTGCATCTACATAAGATTTATTTGTAAAAGTATGAGTTGTAGAATTATAAGATTTTGTCATAATGACATGATGCCATTCATTGTCATTTAAGGTTAATCCAGTGCCTATAAACGCCCATGTATCTGGACTTATTTGAATACTATATCTAAATCCTAATTCTCCATTTACCAAACCGACATAAGCAGTTTTCTGATTAATTGGGTTTCCTCCATCAGTATTATCCATAGATAACAATGCAACATCTGGAGAAGAGGTTTTAAACCAAAATTCTATTGCGCCATTTAACTCCAATAAATTATTAGTATTCCAAATATTTTGTGCTGGCCATCTTATTGCTTGCGCAGATGATCCTTGAACGCCATCAAATCGTATACCAGATGAAACTGGATCGCCAAAAATTCCAGTTTCTAAATCAGTAGCTAAATTAACATTATATAAACTACCATATATTGCTATTGATCCATAATCTGTTACAGAAGAAGTGTCAGATGTAAGAAATCTAAAGTAATGAACAGGATTATGCCCAGTGACCAATGATGGATATAGGTTTAATGCGTTTTTTCCAGCAATTGCTATATTTGTAACTACAGCATATAGCAATTGACCAACTTCAATTTGTGGCAGTAATGATTCAATATCAATATTGCTTACATCTACACCAACTTGAATATGTCCTTGAATAGAAAGAGTAGCACTATGGCCTTCAATATCAATATTGGTTACTGTTGGATTAATAGTTGGATTAGATACAATTGTTAGCGTTGGTGCATGGCCTTCAATGGCAATATTGGTGTCTTCTGCAGAAACCTCAATTCCAACACCAACACTAATTGTGGCATTTTTGCCAACAATACTAATATTTGTTGTTGTTCCAGCAGCAATACTAACATTTGGATCACTAAATGATATACTGCCGCTTGCAGTAAATTTATAAACCTTATAACTACCTGATGTTGTTATTGTTGGTGAACCTGTAACTGTTGGAGTTTTGGTATCTGCATCTAAAAATTTTAAGATAACTACACCAGAACCACCATTGCCACCAGATTCATGAACACCACCAGTATCATTAGAGGCACCGCCTCCACCACCACCAGTGTTTGCTGTGCCTGCTGTGCCGAAAGCATTTTGTCCATTACCACCAGCACCGCCGCCGCCAGCACCACCAGCTCCACCATTACCACTAAATATTGCCCCACCGCCACCGCCACCAGCGTAAGTTACAGAAGAACCTGTAATTGATGATGCTTTACCGGCGCCGCCTGCGCCGCCGACACCTACGCCAGCGTTAGCACCAGCTGCATCAGCGCCGCCACCACCGCCAGCACGACCATAGGTAGATGGATTAACTCCACTGCCATTACCACCAGCATTGCCTTGTCCAACTGTACCAGCGGCACCAAGCTTTAAACCTGGACCACCAGCACCGCCACCACCAGAACCACCAGTAGCAGCAGCAAAGGTTTCAGTCATACCCCTACCACCACCAGTGGCTGTTACGTTATCAAAAACAGAATTACCACCATCCGTGCCATCTGTTGGATAATTGCCGCCAGTGCCACCGGCACCAACGGTAACAGTAAAGGTTGTGTCAAAAGCTTTGCTGGCTGTACCAGTAAGAAAGCCACCAGCACCGCCGCCACCGCCAGTGTCAGAGCCACCACCACCGCCACCACCAACTACGAGATATTCAACATTAATTGGCATAATGGTCTCCTAATAGAAATTGCCGAGGGCCGCCTTTTAGCCCCCGGCAACGTCTATGATAATACTAGTATTGAAGAATGGGGATTTGGACCATTTCTTTGTATTTCATTCTTTATAAATAAAAAATTATTGGTTATAACAGTAGTCCAGATAGAGACCAAGCTGTCATCCTGAACCCCCGCAAGGATAACAACATCACAGTAACTATGAATGGCCCTAAGTTGTGCGGCCTCTACCTGGACTACTGCGTCCATTAGTCAGCAGTTGTAGTAAAGATGCCTGCTGCATCCCATACAATCGAGAACGTACCGTTTGACGAAGACTGATCAGAGCCAAAGTCAACATAGGCTATTAATGGCCTAGTGGCATTGGATCCAGGGCTTGCATCGTAAATTACGGCATATCTTGCAGTAATCGTAGATGAAGTCCAGCTGGTATCGTCCGCATCAAATTTTGTAACGTTAGTACCTGAAGTATAGGTGACTGATTTGTTGGCAAGTGTGTTACCGCCAGCAGTATAGCCAGTTCCAGATACTTCATTGCTACTTACGTCATCAAAGTAGTCATGCGTATCTTGATTTGGTGTATAGGATGATGTTACCAGGGCAACCTTTATGGTGTCTGTGTCAAAGTCTATCTCTTTATTGAAAGCCTTTGCAATTACGCTGCCATATGTTTTTGTAGTAGCCATGTTAATCTCCTATTAAGCCAAGGTGTCTTCGATAATTACACCGTAGGCATCAACAAGCTTGTCGCAATGAATTGTGTACCAAGCCATGAGATCAACTGCACGAGCGACAACGTTATCGTCAACGTCAACGCCAATGTCTTTGATCCAAGCACAGCCAACTGATTCACGGCTAAACAAGGTATTGTAACGACGTGATGGTGTTGCACCACCGTCGTCATTAACAGCAGTGGTAATAAAGCATGGGACACCATACGGTGAACCAACATAACCATTAGAGTTTGTGAAACCCTGACCAAAACCTTCAACGGTCATTTGACCAACTGAAGCGTAGGTTGCAAAGTCATCAAACTCAGCACGTAGCTTAGCCCAGCTATTCGGGTGGAATACTGCGAAGTATGGTCCAGGAGCATTTGCAGCTTCAAGAGTTGCAACTGCTGAACGGAAGTCCGATGCATCCATTGCGTCGTTGGTGTCATTGACGTGAGTGCCGAAATCCATTGCGTCTTGAACCAGTTGATCTTCGTCCTGTGCAAGTGCGCGACCAAGCTGATCACCATAAGGAGCAAGGTCCTGGAATGGGTCAGCATGGAGTGTGCGCTTTGAGATCTGCACGTAAGTACCACGCTCAACTGGTGTCAATGTGACGCCATCTGTGTTTACTGTGGTTGAAGAAGGAGCAACGCCTTCGGTTAGAGAAGCTACGCTTATGCTCTGGAAACGCGGAACTACAATTGAAGCTGCGCCAGTCGGTACAGCATATCCACGAACCAAAGGACGCATAACTCTGTTTGCATAAGCAGCTGACTGAGCATCTGCTGACACAATTTGACCAATGAGGTCATTCAGTGTTGTACTATTTGAAATAGCCATGTGTTATTTTCCTTTAATTGTCTTGAATTATTTGATTTGATGAAGTTCTAAGTAAATCTCTGTACAAATCTCTTATATTATTGCGAGCAATTGGATCTTTTTTAATTTCTTCAAGATTTCTTGTTGCAAGAATTCCAGTTGGAAATTGAGCTTCTTTATTCGCTTTATTAGGATTTGGTGAGATTGCTTTTGGAACCTTCTTAGCCTCTGGCTTTTCGGGTTCCGAAACTCCACCAACAAATTGAGGAAATTTCTCCAGGAAACTATCCACGGCTTGAGATGGAGACATACCAGAATTAAATTCGACCCATTCAGGATTGGCGTTTATTCCGCGCCTGATTAATTCGTTTTCAATTCTAACAGTATGAATTTGTGTTTCAAGAGTTTTATATTGATCAAGTTCTTGTTTTGTTTCTTTAAGTTCAGTTCTGTATTTAGCAGCTTCGGCTCTTAAAGACTTAACATATTCTTTATCAAAACTCTCGGGTGATTCATTATCACTCATTTATCCTCCAGGGATGATTTGGCACCAGGCCTACGTTTAATAGTAATGATATTATAGCACACTAACGTAATCTTACGTTAATTTGCGGCGTTGCTGCCAAAATTAAATTCCTAAAAGAATTACCAGCTGCTGTTAATTTAAGTTCTCCACTAGATGTTTTTTCGTAAAGACTTGCATATGTTAAACCAGCAAATTTTCCAGTTTTATTAGTTCCCGGTATTGTTAAGCCAGTAAGATAGCTTGGATATCTCATAGCGGCTTCTCTACCTTCTCTAATTGCTACACCCAAATCAATTACTGGTTTAATAACTTGTTTTGGGTAAATCGGAGTTGGTGCTTGAAATGTTTTTAAAGATGTTACATCTAATGTTTTAACCGCAGAAGGCGCGGTTGCTTGTTGAACTATTTTTATATCTTCAACTATTTTCATATCTGCTTCACTAGGGGTATATCCTCTAACGATACCAACCTTTGAAACACCAGCGCCTGCTTCACCACGTGTAACAGTAGCGGTAGATGGTGCGGTTATAGTTGGCAGTCCTTTTGAAGGGGTTTCTGCCTGTCCTACCAAGTTTCCTTCTACGTCAAACGTTTTTCCCTGATATTGAAAAGCGGCTTTTCCGATTGGTTGTTCTTGTCTCATTCCCAATCTTTTATTTTCTGCTGCTATTAATTTTTCTGTTGGCGCGCCAGTTTGTGCCTGAGCTAATCTTATATTAGCAGCTGATCCAGAACCAAACATGCCAAACATTTCCTCTAATTCTATATCTCTTCTAAATTGAGAAAATGATTCTGGTGTTACTGATCCTTTTCCTCTTGGTGCAGGAGAAGCTGCAGATACTTTTACGCCAGTTTGAGCTCCAATGGATATTGCAGCACTTAATGATGTGGCTTGCGAAGCATATTGCTGTGATGTTATTCCTTGACCAAACTGGGCAAAATTACCTTTAGCTAAATCAGCGGCTTTTGGTTGTAAATAGGCAGTTCTTTTTGCTAAATCCGATTGTTCTTTTGGAGTTTTACCAGCCAAATAAGGATTTGCTGTTGGTGTTCCGGGCCTTGTGATAGTTGGAGCAATTGGAGTGGCCGAATATACACCACTAGTTGTAATGTTTCTTGGTGAACGTCTAATTAATGATGCCATGTTATTGTTCTCCTTCTGGTGGAATTACAGGATTTTTTTTGCCTCTTTTTAATGTTGCCATTATAGTACCTCATTTTGATTGTTAGTCATTGCACTCTGCGTCATATTTGTTAAATATTCTGCTTCTGCTTCTACTTCTGACATATGTGGATCTCTGCGCATAATCTCATCAATTGGAGAAGAAATACCAAGCCTAATATCTCTTTCAAGACTTTCCTCTTGTGAAGAGTATGGAAGTATTGATTCTTCTGGCCATTTAATTTTAAGATCATTAATTGGTTGATAACCGCCAATTGCGCAAATCATATTAGCTAATTGCATTTCATATATTTGATATCTATTTGATTTTTCTTCAAAAACCTTCCATAGAGGGAACCAGCGAACCATGAGCTCTCGGCCCGACTGGCCTTCCCCTCCCTCTACGGAAATGCGAGGCACGCTGGACGTAGTGTACAAGCGATCCTCGAGGTATTTAATAAAATCTAATGACTCTGCAATCTTTGGGTCTAGGTTAAGAACGTTTGCAGTAGCTCCTTCTGGAATATTTACTGCTCTACCAGGATGCACTACAACTGTTTCTCCTGATTTAAATCCTGAGAATACAATTGGTGTACCTGATTGCATTTTAATTGTATAACCTATGTGTGTAAGAAGTTGATTAATATGAGAATTAAGCTTGCGTACAACAGTTGCGATTGGATATCCGATATAGGCATTATGCACTTCTTCGCCTTGAAAGTTAACAAAAGGTAAAAAACCTAATTCATTTGGTTCAGATACAACAGAATTTTGTCCTTCATATATTGTTACTGAATCAGTTGTCCAAATCTGCTGCAAAATTAATTTTTCAATTTGTGGTTGTTTGCGACCTTCTGATGAAACAGGTGCACCATCAACCAATCTTGATAATATTCTAGTTAAGGCAATAGCATCAGCAGTATTAGGATTGTCGTCATTGCCAGCAGATGAAAATTCAGTAGCATCATAAAGGGCCAACCTAATACCACCAGGAAGATCTTCATCAGGAGTAGGGTGTAGTAATACGCTGCCAGTAAGTTCTGCATACAAATCTACTTTTCCTAACAATGAATCTATTTTATTATCTTTATAAACTTGCTCAATAAAATTAATTGATTGAGCTGGCCCGTCCCATTCTCTTACCAATGGACGAGCATACAGCATAGAACATCTTTTGGACATA